CAACTGCAATGAAGTTCAACTTGATAAAGTTGATAGAACGAGCAGGTTTGATGTAAATGTCACCAACAAACTGATTGTTGTCTATAACGTATCCGGTATTGTTTGTTTCATCACAAACAACTCGGAAGTCATAGATACCACGGCGACCCTGAACGTCACGTAGGAATGGTTCGATCAAGTTCTTGAATTGAGCACGAGTAAAGCCATCGTTGAATTCGAACAATTGGAATTTTGCTGCAGTTGCAACAGATTTCTCAAGAACGATAAACAGACGACGTACGTTAATGCGATCAAATGCACTTGGAGCAGCCAACAAAGTTTTATCTCCAAACAGAACAGTACCTTGTCCTGGGAAAGAAACTACTGGGTTAACACCCTTCTTGTACAATGTATCACGTTCTGTCTTGCTTGGATTGAATGCCAAACGAACAACATTCTTAACCTGACCACGATTTAAACCACCTGGAGAGAACCATGGGTCATTGGTATAGTCGGTACGAGCACATAGACCAGCGATGTCACCATTTAATGGAACATAACGATATGCGTCATTGTAACGATCATACTGATACTTATAACCAGAGTCAAGAACTGCATAAGAACTGCTTGGCAATGCATCACGGAAAGCAGTCATTTTAGCTGCACCAGTTGAACCTGTTGCAGTAATAACAGATGCATCAGAAACATCAATTGGAGAAGCAAACACGATACAATCTTTACGCACTTCAGCAATGTTATTGATAACGTAAGTAACTGTTGCAGCAGTAACACGACCAGTTGGAATCAATGCAATGTCATACAACTCATCGTTGGCAAACAGTGCAAAACCGTCTTGGTAGTTACCTTGAGTAGCTGCAAAGTCATCAACACCACCGATAAGTGCAGTGTTACGAGCAACAGACATAGTAGTGAAGGTATTAGTTGCAACAGTTCCCCATGCATGAGCAGCACCAGTAGAAGTGATTGGGTGGTCCATCCACCATACATAACGTGAATTAGAGTTAATTACGTTTTTGTAGTAGCTGCTTGTTCCATCAGTTTTCTTAGCATCAGATGCCTTAGAAACAAAGGCATATTTCTCTAGTGTGCTACCTGCTGTGCCTGTCCAGCTGCCATCTTCGTCAATAATAACGATGTGCAATTCATCATTCAAACCACCAAAATCTGAGCAGTAAGATGAAGTTGCTGGAGCAGAGTCAAACAAATCTTTATACACCCATGTTGCGTATGAAGCTGAGTCAGCCATAGAAACTAGTAAAGAGTTACCAAGCGATCCTGGAAATTTAGCTGCCCATGGACCAACATTACCCTGACCATCTTGGAAGCTAGATTGATATTCGCTTACGTTTTTAATTTTTGGTGCAGCTAATGTGGTAACTGTAGGAGCAGCAACAGCGCCAGTACCAGGACTAGCAGCAGTATCAGTAATAGTAATCGTAGGAGCAGAGGTATAACCAGTACCTGGATTGATGATATTGAAAGCAGTAATAGTACCACTAGCAATAAATGTAACAGTAAGTGTTCCAGAAGCACCGCCACCACCAGTTACAACAGCAGCTGGTGCAGAAGTATAACCAGAACCATTTGTTGTAACGGTAACACTACCAAGAGTCGTACCAGAAAGAGTTACAGTTGCTTTAGCAGCATTTCCAGCATAGGTAAATGTTGCACCAGCAGCTACAGCACCAGAAGTATGTGTTGGTGGGGTAGAAGTAGAAGTACCAGCTGTAGTGACAGTGTACAGATTAGCACCATAGAATACTTGCTGATTCAAAGTATATGCTGTGGTTGATGCCCATGCAGTACCGATAACAACTGTTGGGGTAGAGGTATAACCAGTACCAGCAGCATTTACAGCAATAGAAGAAACTGTACCAGATGTTGAAATGGTAGCACTAACCAAAGCCTGAGTACCGCCAGCTGTTTGTGGACCAGTTGTAGAAACTGTAGTAGTAGCAGCTGTATAGCCAGAACCACCACTAGTGACTGCAACAGAACTTACAAAACCACCAGATGATGAATTTTTCTGATTTGCTGTATCGCAACGAACTAGCAACAGATTATTTGTATAACTTAAGAAGTTAGCAGCTGTAAAGAACGAACTGAAAACATCTTGGTTACTATTTGGTTTACCGAAACGCTCTGCGAGTATATTCTCAGATGTTACGATTAGAGGATCCATTACTGGACCCCACTGGAAAACACCAGCAAAAGCACCTGGACTGGTTGCAACTGATGGAATAATAGAGGTGAAGTCTTTCTCGACTACCGCTACTCCTGGACTTAATTGGAAAGGCATTGTAATTCTCCTTATTACACGTTATTCGCTCTGCTCGAGAAAAAGCAAACCCGATACTGTAATTTTATTTATGTTTTTCGGTTTTTTAGAAATTGGCTAAAACTTGTTCTTGAGCATCGTTTCCATCATTGAAGAAACCGAATGGTGTCAATTCACTTTCGATTGACTGAATTCGTTGTTCATACATAATGCTCCTCATGTTCACATCATTTAAATCCTTGAAGTATGGATTCGTAGTAAGCCACGAAAACAAAACAAGGGGCATAACTAAATCGTCATGGTATCCATCGTCCGCAGAGTAAGACCCTTTTACCTCAATAAACGTAGTAATCTCAGAAATAACATCTGCATCTTGTATGAGCAGTTTATTTTCTTCAACCAACGACTTGAAGTTAGAACAGCCGATACGTTTAACCTTCTTATCAGTCTGAACACCCATCTGGGACTTACCACCACCAAATCCACCTGAGACTGTTTGTCCACCTGCGGATCTGTTCACGAATAATATATTTTCATACTCTAACTCTTGATAAAGAATTGAAGCGACTTGTTCGCTAGAATTAATCTCAATCAAAACGTAAGCCATATTGTATTCTTTTGCAATTTTAAAGATCACATTAGGATACAACATAGGGCTAATCTTGTTGTCTCTATATTTAGCTACCAGCTTATATGGCGATTCAGTAATATCGATCACCACAAAGGCAGAGTAATCACCACCCACACCCTTGGCAGTGTCAGCAACTAAAACATAGGATCTTGGTTTAATCTTGTCTTCTTCGTTACCCTTAACTGGCACTTCATAAACGTCCAACCCATTGAACGATTTAATCGGTGGGATATAGGACATTCTTCCAATAGTATCAGCATTGATAAGTGTAAGACTCGATCCAAGAAACTTACATAGTACCTCTTGATTATACTTCAGATCACCGAGTAGACGACGCTGAGTTTCTGCCCATGCTGCGTCACGTCCAGGTATTTCTGTATAAGGTATAAACAAATTAACAAAACCATTTCTTCCCTGCTCAGCTTCGTTCCAGAATTTCCAGAAGTGATTGTAACCAAGTGGAGTTGAACTTAACAAAATTTTGGTGGTTTCACCAGCAGAGATAGTAGGATAAACAGAAGTGAAGAACTGTTCAGCCACTGTGTTTGGAATAATTGCTGCCTCATCAACGTATAGTAAGTTAACTGACTTACCACGAATACCAGAAGATGTAGTTGCAGCGGTAAATACCTTAGAACCATTTTCCAATTCAATATCGCCTTTGTTCCATGTCGTCACACCTTGTTGAAGCCATGTAGGAAGATTTTCATACATCGTCTGATATCTATTTAGCACTTCTCGTGCTGCTGATGCCTTGTTTGCAAGGATAGCAACAGTCTTGCTCTCAAAGAACAATGTATACCAAAGGATGTATGCAGCTGAGGTAGTTGTCTTACCTTGCTGACGACCTTCCATAAGAATAACCTTGCGGTTATTGTGAATAACATTTATCTTGTTAACCTGACATGGATACAGATTAAATTTCTGTAGACCATGATCCAGCGTAACGATGTAGCAGTAGTTGCTAATAAAGTATACAGGATCTTCCTTACACTTTATAATCTCTAGAACTTGTTCCTGAGTAAATTGAACAGAAACTGCTGCTGCTTTTAGATTAGGATTAGAATTATAAAATTTTGCCATTGTTCACATTTAATAGATGATACCAAAATCTGGTGTTCGTTTATACTCATTGATATAATCATCCCATCTCATTTTGAAATCATTACAGGTAAATAAACTAATCAATTTCATTCCATGTAAATAAGAATCGTGTGTATTTATAGTTTTGTTTACCAATGTTGCATACTCAGGAGCAACTGGGATACCCAATTTTTGCAATAGAGTTCGACTATTGCGTAGTGTTATCTGACTACCTGCTACATCATCAACTAGTAAAACTGGTAATCCAATGATTGGTCCTTCTAAAACATTTTTTAAACCATATTCCTTTGGTTTCTTTTTAATGCTGAACATTGGTGTTTTCAATTTCTGCGCCATGGCCAGACCCAGTGCTACTCCAGCATCTTCACAAGCACCGATTTGAACTTCTAAACTTCCAAGTTTATCAACAAGTAATTCTGCAGCTACATTTACGAATTTTGGATCATACATACATCGTCTAAGATAAAATTGCCATCTATAATATGTGTTTTCTATTTTACCAGGAATTTTAGTTCCTGGAGCGCATCTATAAATGCCCTTATGATCAATTTCATTGCGCAAATATTCTAGATCGACCAGCTTATCTGTCATTGTCCACCATCGCCACCATCGCCACCATCTCCCGCATCTCCCGCATCTCCAGTGTCTCCCGCAGATGCACCAGAATCAGAACTAGAAGAATCAGAACTAGAAGAACTCGCAGACGAGTCAGCACTAGCAGACGAGTCAGCACTAGCAGAATCAGCAGAATCAGCAGAATCAGCAGCAGTCGCATCAGCATCAGCAGCATCAGCATCATCAGCTGGAGCAGCGTCGGCTGGAGCAGCATCAGCATCAGCATCATCAGCTGGAGCATCATCAGCTGTAGCAGTTTCATCAGCAGTTGTTTCAGCAGTCACAGTAGATGTAGTTACACTCAATCCTGGGAATGCTCCTGCATTGCTCATAGCATCTTCTCCTGGTTTTCCATCAACAGTTGCAGCTACTGCACCTGTAGATTGACCCTCATTATCTGTTTCTGTAATGGTTTGTGTAATCGTAGTAGTTCCAGTTTCTTGTTCAATAACTCTACTACCACCATTATCAACAGTTACTGGAGGTGGAATATATGCAGTTGGTTCACTTCTACCAATACCAACAGTGTCTGCGTACCATGTTATAGTAGGATCTGTCTTTAGTAAAGATCGTTTCCATATACCATTATCTTTTACCCAAATCTCAGAACATGATTTCCATACACCATTTTTCTTGACATAGGCATTATTAGTTGCTTTCCATACACCATTAACATTATGATGTAAGTTTCTTGTAATAAGGTTTATAGTTATTGCTGCAATACCACCTTCACCATCACTACCCGAATATGATGGTGAAGCTGCAGTACCACCTGTTCCATAAATTGTGTAGTTTGCTTGTTTGTTTGTTAATTGCGCAACAGTGGTACCGCCTTCAGCATAGCTCTTTCCGATATAACCAGCACCACCACCAAGATCACCTCCTGGTTGGTATCCGCCACCGCCACCTAGATAACCACCGCCACCGCCACCACCGCCGCCGCCATCTCCTGGATTGTTTTCACCCTTTGCGCCAGTAGTTGAGAAGTTGGATTTTCTAGCATTTCTACTGTTCCAAATTTCAACACTACTATTATATGCCATAATCCGACCAGCCATAGATCCTGGTCCTCCACGATTATAACCATACATAGTAATACTATGCATTCCTGCGGAAACGCTTATTGTAGCAAGATAAAAATGATCAAATGAGGAACGTGTAGTATCACTGTCGTAGTTTGGGGTAGATACTGCAGGCGGTATTATACCATCAATAGTAATAAATGCCTGATTGTCTGCAGATACATAAAATGTGTAACTGCCTGTTGATGGAAAATATACGTCCCACTGATAAGTTGCATAAGTCCACCACCCATAACCAATATCAACACCATAGGTGTTTAAGAATAAGCAGTATGCACCATTAGTGATTGGGGTGTAGTAGGTGGCATCAGTTTGATTATATTTACTTTCTATAATTGTGCCAGATTTTCCTTGACCACCACCCCAGTGACCACCACCGCCACCTCCAGCACCACCTGCTGCAATTGCTTTAGGTATCCCATTTACTTTAAGTATTGTAGCACCGCCACCTCCAGCGCCAGCACCAGAAGATCCACTTGGACCAGCATTGCCGCCTGGACCGCCAGAATATTCTACAAATGATAGTCCACCTGCTCCACCTAATGCGGAACCTCGACCACTTTGACCACGAGAACCACCACCTGCCACAACAACTTCAACCAGATCGCCAGAATTAACAGAAAGTGTTCCAGTAACTATACCACCCGCACTTCCATCACCACCGCCATAAGGGTAATCTGATCCACCGCCACCACCACCAGCGCCGACCATGTTATATTGTATAGTACCAGATTTTACATTTGCTGGTACATAGAAATAACGACGATATCCATCACTGGTTATGGTTGCTGTTTTATCACTTATTACAATTGACATTGTATACCTAAGTTTTAATTAAGATTCAATCTGGAACCAAATATCCCCATCAGAGCCACCACTTGGTGCTGCAGTAGAAACAGTTTTACGTGAGCCACCCCACTGTGGCACATTACCATATGAAGCTACCCAGTGTTGAACCCATGCAGTATTTGAAATTTTCAAACTATCATCAGTTTCTGGTGGAGTTGGAATTGTTGGACTTCCAGAAAATACAGGACTTGCCAGCTTAGCATACTGGCTTAAATTGATATCAGTAATTTTAGCATCAACTGCAGATTTAACAAACGCAGTAGATGCTATCTGAGTAGTGTTAGTTCCATCTGCTGCAGTAGGAGTCAATGGAGTTCCACTAAATGATGGACTTGCTTTAGTAGCATACTGACTTAAATTGGTATCAGTAATTTTAGCATCAACTGCAGATTTAACAAACGCAGTTGATGCTATCTGAGTGGTATTGGTTCCAGCTGCTGCAGTTGGGGTAGTAGGAGTACCAGTTAATGCTGGACTTTCTTTTTTTGCATAAGCAGTTAATTTTAAATCTAAATATGTATCGTCATCCAACTTAGCATCAATTCTGGCACCAACATATTCGGTGGTAGCAATCTGAGTATCACTTACACTAGAATTAGCAGTAGGTGCTCTTGGCACTCCAGTAAGTACGGGTGAAGCAATAGGTGCTTTTAGTCCAAGTGCAGTTGTAACAGTTGTTCCATAATTATTAAGTGTCTTGGTTACAAACGCAGTTGATGCTATCTGAGTAGTGTTAGTTCCATCTGCTGCAGTAGGAACAGCTGGTGTACCAGTGAATGTAGGAGATGCAATCGGTGCTTTTAAGGCAACTCCTATGTTAATAATGTCTTCACGTGCACGAACGAATGCAGTAGATGCTATCTGAGTAGTGTTAGTATTATCAGGCGCAGTAGGAGCAGATGGTGTGCCCGTAAATGTAGGAGATGCAATCGGTGCTTTCAGATCTATATTAGATTGAAGTGCAGTGCGATTTGCCCAGACATGTGCAGTGGTTGCGATTGAGGTATCGTTGTCAGCTGTTGCTGCAGTAGGTGCAGTTGGGTTACCAGTAAGTGCTGGTGATGCCAGTGGTGCGTAGTCAGAAACAACATCCTTAACATAAGCTGTTGTGGCGATTTGTGTAGTATTGGTTGCCTTTACTGCAGTAGGTGCAGTAGGTATACCTGTCAGAGCAGGACTTGCTTCTGGAGCAAGAGAAACCCATGCGGTATCGCTTGCCACATACATGCGATTGGTATCTTCAGCATATGCTAAACCACCTTCGTAAGTAGTTGCAGATGGAAATGCTGCCACGTTTGCCCAGTAGAAACGCATCTTTGATCCAGCTGCGCCACTAGTAATTGCGCCAGTGATAGATGCTGGACCAGTTACTTGCAATTCTGTAGTTGCGTTCAGCGTAGCAGTTGTCATCGATGTGGTAAAATTACCAACAGGACCAGTCAAGGTAGAGTTTAAAGTTACCGCTCCACCAAAAGTAGAAGTGCTAGAGATAGCAGCAGTTGCTCCTTGTAATGCACCACCTGCCACAACATTATAAGCTGTTTGAATTTGTGCGGTAATGTTTATAGCACCATTACCAGTCAGGCTATATCCATTCATGTCAAGATTGCCACCCAACTGTGGTGCCGCATCGTTAACTATATGAAGGTTAGCTGCTAGATTAGAAAGGTTTGTACCATCACCAAAAACGTCATAAACTTCTTGGAACATGTTGTTGATTTTTGTACCTGCAGTACGCAGGTTATCACCAGTTCCATCGTTTAGGTTTATACCTACATCTATTAAATTTTTTGCCATTTTTATTCTCTATTGTTTTTGATAGTCAAATCTCAGAATAATTAAAGTACACTATAGAACCATGTTGTAGCAGCAACTTTAGTTAAAATGGCATGACCATATCCACCCAGAGATGCTGGTCCCGATCCACCACCTTTGCCAACGAAGGTATCTGTTGTTAGTGCAATTGTGGTAGATGATCCAGCTGAACCAGTAATAACCTCAATTCTAGTCCCAATTGGATATGCTACAGTGGTATTTGCAGGAATAGTTATAGTTGTTCCAGAAGCAGTTACATAAATGGTTTTTCCAGCATCACCGATAACGGTAGTATAGTTTGCTGATTGGGTGTTTATAGGAGTACCCATATAACCAAGACTAGCAGCAGTGCTTGCCGTAGTTGCAGTTGCTGCAGCAGCAGTTACAGTTGATGTACCAGTGCTACCAACAAGAATGTTACCAGCAGTAATTATACTGTATGGATTTGTAATTGTTACGTTGGTACCTGCTGCTGGCGTATTGACAAAGAATGTACCATAGTTGGTAAATGTCACACCAGTATTAGTTGCAGAAATAGTATTACCACCATAATTATTGGTGTATGCAACAGGCACTGTACCAGTACTGGTAGTATCATTCAAGGTAGCTGCTACTGATATGTGTCTAATACCAGTAGTGGTCCAAGCTGGTGCCGAAATGTTACCCTGTACTGTTAAGCCACCAGTATTTATTGTTAAACCAGTAAGGGTTGCATTGGTACTTGGAGCAATATAATCAGTACCAGCTACTGCAATAGATAGTGCACCAGTTGTTGTGGTTGATTTAACAATACCAGTTGTCAGAGCAGAAGTACCTGGAGAGTAATCAGTTCCAGAAGTGGCAGCAGAAATAGCAGTACCATTACCCTTTAGTAAACCAGTAATGCTAGTTGTAAGAGTTATTGCTGGGGTTGATGTACTTGTTGCCACTGTTCCTGTAAATCCATTTGCGCTAATAACACTAATAGACGTAACAGTTCCAGATGCGTTAGTTGCCCAACTAGCAGTGGTGCCATCGGTTGTTAAGTATTTACCTGAGTTACCAGTCTGACTCGGCACAGGAGAAGTATAAGAGATAATACCAGTGGCAGAATCATATGAAATATCTCCAGATACACTAATTGCACTACGTGCCAGCGTATTTGAGAAGTATTTGTTTACAGTACCTTCTGAAAGATCGTTTGTTGTTTTTGAACCCAAGCTATTATTAAAACGACTTGCTGTGTAAAATAGGTTGGTAGTACCTTCAGTAAGATCATCAGAGGTAGCACTAAGGCTGATAACACCAGTAGTAGAACTATATCCGATGCCAGTTCCATTACTCACTGCAGCACGTGCACGAGTATTGTTAAAGTATAAGTTTAAAGTACTTGGTGTATATGTTAAACCAGTTGGTGTACCAGCAACAGTAACGATTGCAGCGCCATTATATTGTAAGGTGAAACTGCTTGTTCCATTAGTTGCTGAAATTGTATAAACTCTTCCAGATGCATAACCACTAATTGTACCAGCTGATGGATATACTGCTCCAGCTGAACCACTAATATTAAGTGTTTGACCAACAGCCAGTGTTGTGGCATTACAAGTAAATGTGCCTGCAGTTCCTGTAATAACAACACCAGACAGTACTGTATTGCTTGTTGGTTCTGTTACGTTTTCAGTATATAGAACAACAGCACCTGTTTTGGTGTTTACCGAGGTAACCGCATCAGTGTTTAAGTCAGTGCCTGGAACGAAATTGGTTCCATTAAACTTAAGAATCTGATTAAGTGTTGCACCACTTGTTGCAATGTTAAGCGTAGTGCCATTACCCAGTGCGGTATAGAGTTCGCTGAAGTTGGAGTTGACCTTAGTTCCCGCATCACGTAGCGTATCGCCAGTGCGGTCATTAGGTGTTGTTCCAAGATTGATTACTGATTTTGTCATTTCTTCTCCTTAGAGACCATCTGCCCAGTTTTCATTTACTGAATATGATTCCTGAGATGGAACCACTTTAGCTGGTACAACAGTCGCTGTGTATTCTGATAGTGTTTGTTCGGTCTGAGTTTGCGCAATATTCGCTGTAACTGTTCGAATGTCTGATTGACCAGCGATAGGTCCAAACAAATTAACCTTTACAGTGAAATTGAGTGTATATGTCACGAAACGACGAGTCTGGAAATCTCCATCATAGTCATCCTGAACACTTATACTATTTAGTATAACTGGAATATCTTGCGTAATACCCAATTCTGGAATCATTATTACAGACAGATTGTAGTCTGGTGTAAAGGTAGGAAGGATCTGTTCAATAATTGCAAGCCCATCTTCCTGCGTTTTCGTTAGCGCATACAAACTGATATCGATATTGTAAGGCACTGGTGAAAATTGTTGTTGAATTCTATTGTTTGAATTCAAGGAGATTGTATTCATACGAGCAACCTTACGAGTCGAGTCGTATGTCATTCCTGTTATCTCAAAAGATAATCTTGGAAGAGAAGTATAGGTATGCTGAGATAAGTTTGGATCAGAGTCCAAACGAACTAACCACTTTTCCTTTGGTGCATACGCCAGCGGAACCTGAAGAACTTGCTCAATGGCACCATCAGTTTTATTCTGACGTTCTATCTTTATGTTACTGAACAGATTACCAAATGCTACAATGGTCTTGCGAATGGTTTGATGATAGTAGGTTTGACCAGCTAGCATTATACAACCTCACCGAATGGATTTGCAGAGTCAAAGGTAATGGCATTTGCCTCAACTTGAAACTTCTTGTTATCGCCATAGGAATCTTGAGAGTCCAATTCAAAGTCTAACATAATGCGTTCACCAGTTTCCAATATTAGATGGTTTCCATCTTGCAATAGTAGTCTATCGGCACCATCAGTGGAGAAAGACTTGAGTGTTTCGAAAACATCGATCTCACCAACACCAGTATCGATATGTTCCGATGAATACTGGAATAGTTCTACTTCTAGAGTATATACGTAGAGTTTACCAAGTTGATAAAAAGGGTCCTGATGTTTGACGAATTTGATCTCAAATAGACCTTTTGTTAGAGGAAAATAGAGTAAATCGCCCTCACATGGACGATTAGGGATAATGGTCTGCCCAAAGCGACCAATGAGTTGATCCCAGCGACGACGAGCAACAGTTAGCGTTGCAGTCTGTTCCATCATCAATCCAAACTTCTGTATGAACGCACCTTGACCTTCAAAGCCAGTTACGTTTTCCAAATACATCTCGATTGGATATGCATTCTTGAATTCGCTTAGTCTGTCCTCTCCAAGAATCTCATCTTTACCGACAAGTATTCTTGGAATGTAGTACATGTCCTGCCCGTAGATGGACAGCGATTCAACAATCAAATCTTCGATAAGATATTGTTCGTTCTTTGTACCATGAGAGAAGTAAACATTACGTGCCATATTAGCCCATGAAGAATTCTAGTGGAGCAGCTTTAGAAATTAGTTCTTGTTCCAGTTCTTCCACTTCTGACTTACCCTCATCATATAGCTTATCGCCATCGATGGTTACGCCACCTGGAAGTTGTAGACCTTGGAATTTCTTAAGGTTGGTTCCCCATTGCTTCTTGAAGAGAGCAGTGGTGTAGTGCTTTAACCATGTCTCGTTGTATAGTCTTGGGTAATCAGCTGGGTCCATTGCACGATAACATTCAACAAGAACGTATTCGCCAACAGCTACGTCAGTTGCCCAGTTGATGTCCAGATGCAATTTATTTTGAAAACGATTAAACCTGTACATTACATGACCATTAAGCGTAAAGTCAAGCAACGCCAAGTGATTCATTACTGTTTGATAGTAAATGATCGATGTAGATGTTAGGTCATAGAGATCGTTTAGACGCAGTTGGTACTGAAGATCAAAGATATTCTTTGAAGAACCTGTTCCAGTTGTAACAGGATATACCTTGGTTACACCATAGATTAAATCATTTAGTGGGATGTACTTGTTTGTTACATCGGTGGAAGTTATCTGATATTTTAGATAAATTTTCTCGATACCATCTGGATGATATAGACGCCAGTACTCCAATGCTTCGTCAAGACGATCTTCCAGCTGGTCGTCGTCTACGTTAATTTCGACTACTGGTGCTCCTAGATTACGGAGACAGTATTCTTTTAGTGCTTCTCTTGTTAAGGTTGCCATATTTATCCCAGTGCGATTGCCATTGCTACAGCTTTATTTAGGGCAACAGTATCTGCAAAAGCAGTTGTTGCAACTTGAGTTGACGCATCACCAGCTGCTGCCGTAGGTGCGACTGGTGTTCCTGTCATAGTAGGACTGGTTAATGATTTATTGGTTAATGTTTCTGTTCCTGCCAGAGTAGCAAGAGTACCAGTAGTTGGTAGCGTTACTGCAGTATTTGCACTTAGTGTTAAACCAAGAGAATAATTGCCAGTGAACGTAATTGTGTTTGCTGTATTATTTGCAACACCAGTGCCACCACGATTAGGAGCAACAGCAACACCATTCCATGTTGCACTAGTAATTGATCCAGCATAATCAAAAGTATTTGTTGACCAAGACACATTTGATGGCGCAAAGTTATGCACATCCCAAGAACCAGCAGCAATAGAATTACTTAATAGAATAACATCAACAAAACCACCAGATTGAACAGTGGCAACTGTTGTGCTTGAGTTATTTTTAACAACAATAGTTCCACTACTTTGATTGTTATTAAATGTGTAGTTTGTTCCATTCGTTAAAGTAGTAGCATCTGGTAATTGATATGTTTGTCCACCAGAACCAGTAACCACATAATTTGGAACAGAAGAAACTGTTAGTGTAGTTGTTGTTCCAGCTGCTGCAACATTAGAGAATCCTTCAGAAATATTATTAACTGTAATATTTTGAGATGCATCACGAAGAACAACAGAGTTTGCACCGCTTGATGCGGTAACACCAGTGCCACCATAGGCAACACCAATAGTATTGCCATTCCATGTTTTATTGGTTAGAGTGGCTACGGTATTAATAGCATCAAGATAATTGATCACATTACCAGCTGTCTTATAATACAGCTTGCCATCGGTGTAGTTAAGTGCTAACTCACCATAATCTAAGTCTGTCGTTAGCGGAACTTTTGCCGCAGTTGAAGACTTTTTAACAAGAACCTTATTCGCCATGCTCAAACCTTAAAAAAGGAAACAAAGAAAGGGAGTAAAAACTCCCCGATACTAACTACTTAGTACGTGCCGCCATCGATGTTAAATCCATCAAGAGTAGAAGTTGCAGCACCTGCACCAGTAATATTACCTTGAGCAGTAATAGTACTAGAAGCTGTTATAGTTGTAAATGTAGCAGCTGCTGCAGTACTACCACCAATAACTGCATTATTAATTGTACCACCAGAAATAACTGGAGATGTTAGTGTCTTGTTGGTAAATGTTTCAGAACCAGCCAGAGTTGCAAGAGTACCAGTAGTTGGTAGCGTTACGTTGGTTGCAGCAGTTTGTGTTAATGTTAGGGCAAATGCACCAGCAGTAGTAAATGCACCAGCAGTAGTAAGGTTACCAGCAAGGTCAATATTACCTGCGAGTTTAATAGATCTCGCAGCATTAACCATATCAAGGGTTAATGTTCTGCCAGCAGTAAGTGCAGTAGAAGACGTTGCAGCTAATGTTACATCAAACGCAGCTGAAGTATCACGAATAGCAAGATTGGTGATACCAGTATGTGTACCGCCATTAATTGTCGGTGCTGTTAGTGTCTTGTTGGTAAAGGTTTCTGTACCAGCTAGAGTTGCAAGAGTACCAGTAGTCGGTAGAGTTACAGCAGTATTACCAGTTGCAGTGAACGACTGAGTAAATGCACCAGCATGCGTTACATTACCAGCCAGTGTTAATGTATTAGATCCATTATTAACACCAGTACCACCGTAAGTAGCACCAATTAATGTGCCTTGCCAAGTACCAGTAGCAATAGTACCAAGAGTAGTTATTGATGTTTGGCCAACATAAGATGACGAGATATCGATAGAATCAGCATTAACAAGAATACGGTTTAGAGTACCAACAACATCAATAGTGTTACCAGACTTAGTTAAACCAGCACCAGCAGTAATTTGTCCAGCACCAGAGAACTGACTAAACGCTATTGCGGTAGTACCAATAGTGATAGCAGTATCAGTTGAAACTACATAACCATTATCAGCCTGTGTTGTACCTTGTTCAACAAAGAAGAAAGTTCCTGGACTAACTTCAGTACCTGGAGAGTTATCAAAGTCAGTTGCACGAGTAAGTACCCAGTTTACAGAAGCACTACCAACTGTTGTAACAGTGTAAACACCATTCTGTAACGCAGCTGCTTGGTCTTTAATAAGAACACGATCACCAGATGAAAGAGCGATACTATCAAGAGTAATAGCAGCTTGAGTACCAGCATTGGTAAGTGTAGCACCGACACCACCAGTACCATTTGAATAAGTTACTGTTAGAGCAGTAGTAGATGCAGCAACAACAGATGCTTTAACATCAAGACCATTTGATAGTGAATCAACGTATGCTTTAGTAGCAGCGTCTTGTGCTTGTGTAGGATCGCCAACAGAAGTAATACGCTTGCTGTTAACATCAACAGTACCAGTGCCTGTTGGTGTCAAGCTAATACTGTTATTACCAGCTGCAGCTGTAACAACTAAGTTACCAGAAGCACCAGTGATGCTAGTTGCAGTTGCAGCACCAAGAACTGGAGTTACCAGAGTTGGAGTATTTGCAAACACCAATGCGCCAGTACCTGTCTCGTCGGAGATTACACCAGCAAGTTCAGCAGAAGTAGTTGCAGCAAATACGCTTAGTTTGTTTGCTACATAAGCAACAGTACCACCAGCACCAAACGCAACAGAAGAAGCATCTGTACCAGTAAAGGTTAGAGTATTGCTTGCAGTAAGAGTCTTACCATCAGCAATAGTTAGTGTAGAACCAGTTGCAGGAGCAGTAAAGGCTACTTTGTTGATACTTGTGGCAGATGCAACACCCAATACTGGAGTGATAAGAGTTGGAGTATTGTTGAATACTACAACACCAGTTCCTGTCTCATCAGAAATAGCAGTTGCTAACTGAGCAGAAGTAGTAGTTAGAGTATTGTTCGCTAAGTTGATACTCTTGTTAGTAAGTGTATCAGTTGTTGCTTTACCAACTAAAGTATCAGTTGCAGCTGGTAGAGTTAGGGTTGTAGTTCCTGCAGCAGCAGTTGCCAGCACTGTTGTGGTACCAGAAGTGGAACCATTAAACGTAACACCAGTACCACCGAATGTTGGGAGAGTAAGTGTTTTATTTGTAAGAGTTTGAGCAGTGTTCTTGTCAACTGTTACTGTAGTATCAATTGCAACTGTAGAAGTATTACCCGCATCGCTGCTGGTGATACTAATACCATTACCTGCAGTAATTGCACCACCCACAGTATCATAGATGTACTCAGCAAGAGTATCTGTTGTGCCGTTAATGTAAGGGTTGTTAAGAACTAACTTACCAGTACCATTTGGTGTAAGAACGATGTTGCCGTTGGTATCAGTGGAACTAACAGTATTTGTACTGCCAGTAATAGTAATGTTACCGACATTAAGGTTATTGATTTTACTGCTGGCATCAACGATAATCGCAGATGACGCAGTAAGCGTACCTGCAGTGTGATCCAACATATCGGTAAAGTATTTACCACCGATAACATAGTGGTTAGCAGCGTTACCGCTAGTTTCTGTACCCATACCAATGTACAGTCTGTCACCACCATTGGAGCCATTGTCTGTTAAGGCTGAGTACGCTAGTTCACCAGCACCCAGTGTCGCTGGGTTGCCAGATACCGAACTGCGCTTTATTCTAATTATTGAAGCCATCTTTTATTTCTCCGATTAAAATTCTCCACCTTCCATATTCTGCGAATCTAGCAGAGTGGAGGCAGTCCATTTACTTGTTCCTGATTTGTATATCAGTAGAGATCCATTTGCCAAATTGTTCTTATCGATCTCTACGTCGGCAATCCCAGCCATACCAGTTGTTGTTGCACTTGCACCTTGAATACCAACTGCAGAAACATATACATTGTTTTGCGAAGTTATGGAGGTAGTAATAAGGGTATCGCTACCAATCTGTGCTACTATATCACTCATGTTTGTGTAATCTCAGGACTAATAACTACGATTCCCTCGAGAACACGAAACTTCTCGGAATTCGCAGTGTTTGTTATTTCAATATCATACAGATAACGACCAGCCTTTACTGCACTGGATGCACTGGCAGACAACTGAAGTCTGACCTGTCCCAATGGTGCATCACCATAAATGCTGGTTGCAAAATTGTAAGCTACGGAGGATTGATATGATTTACGGAACTGTGATGCCACTGTATAACCAGTTAGGTTCATCGCTGTGCCGTCTTGATTTTTTAGAGTGACAACCGAGTTAAAGGTTGAACCCTGATCAATATAAAGATTTGTAATGGTCGCCATTCAGAATTCCTCGAGTACCTTCTTATTTATTGTTTTTGTAACTGCCATTTCCAAACAAAAAATGCCCCCGAGGAGGCATTAATGATATGCGCTTCGGAGTAAAGTAATTACTCTGCTGCCCATGCCTCTGGAAAACCAGAAACAGAGACAGGTGCTTTTTGCGATGCGATTTGTGCAGTTAAACCACTCTCAGTTGTTGCAACTGTTTCTGTGCCAAGTTGATCCTTGACCCAGCCGATTACTACTTCTTCAGTTAGATCAGCGAAAGGAATAAGTGTTTCGCCAGCTGACAGACCAACTGAGCCGTAGCTGCTGGCTGCATAAGTTACTTCACCAACAGTTTCTGAGGCATTTG